GAATCAGGCACCGCTTCTGGTGTCTTTGATACCCTACGCAATGCCATCGCCGCGGTCCCGGGTGTCTTGGCGATGATGAGCGCAGGGCTTCAGACGGTCGCGACGTTCTTTCAACCGTTGGCCGATGCGGTCATGCGTTTGGTGAACATCATCGTACCGGCCATGGTATCCGCAGGCGGAGCGATCATGGAATACTTGGCATCTCCCCAGGTTGCCGCGTTCATTCAGACATTGGTGACCGTACTCGTGCAACTCGCAACGACGGTGCAAGACATCCTCGTACTCGCATTCAATACCGCAGCGATTGCGTGGGGCTATCTCGTTGATGCGTTTACCGTGATGTGGCCGTACATCCAGACGGTGCTTGACTCGTTCTTGTCGGCGGCGACAATTGTGATCAACTTTGTCACCGGGCTACTCACCGCATTGTCGCAACTTGTGAAGGGCGACTTTAGCGGTGCATGGACCACACTGAAGACGACCGTCGGTACAGCATTGACTGACCTTTGGGGATTCTTCCTCAAACTCAAAACCAACCTGACGACGTTCTTTGATGAGATAAAGCCGGAGGTCATTAAGCTGGGCACCGCGATGGTGCAAGGCATCGCTGACGGTATCCGTAGTGGTGCTTCGTGGATTAAGGACGCACTGTTGTCCGCTGCGCGCGAAGCATGGTCAGCGGTGACTGGCTTCTTTAGTGGCGGTTCCGGTGGCGATGGTGGCGAGGATGACACGGGCGATGCACGCGGGCGCACTGCGCGTATCGGTGGTTCCGCGAACACCAACGGCGTCGTTTACAATCTCAATATGTACGCATCCTACGCAGGCGGTCAATCTGAATCTTCCTTGATCAACGACGCACGCGCTTGGATGATGACGCTGGGAGCCGAATAATGGCAGTAGCTTTTTACTTTGTTCGTGGTACGCATACGTGGCAATTTAATGTGACCAACGGTGGATACTCTGGTATCAGCGTATATCTCACCGGCTCGGTGAACTGGGGTATCCCTCCGGTAACACGCATCACACAACGCGGGCCATTCCAAAACGGTGACACAGACATTGACTACAGACTTAATCCACGCGTCATCAATCTCCCGGTCGTTGTGCCTGGCACTACGTACAACGAAATGGCAAGCAACCGCGAAAACCTTTTGCAGATGTTTAAACCGGGCAATGATACCGCGACGTTTCAGCAAATTCTTGACGGCGGTACCGCGTATGAGATTTCGCGGAGCATCGACGTCAAGATTGCCGGTGCTTCGATGGACTCTGCGCAGACCGACTTTAACGTCCGTGCGGTAATCCAGTTGCGAGCCGATGACCCGACGTGGTACAACACGACGCAAAACTACACGCAGATGACCTATACGCAGTTTGGCTCGCCGACTCCGTATCCGAAACCATATCCCGTACCGTATGGAGACTACAGCAGCGCAAACATCATCAGCGTTGTATACACGGGTACCGTGATGTCGTCTCCGATTCTGCAATGCGTTGGACCATTGACTAATCTAACAATGACTGATGGAGCCGGAAGAATTATTGCGATTAGTGGCACAATTGCAGCGGGAAATACGTTTACCATTGACCTGCGCTTCGGTCGAAAGACTATTGTCGACCAAAACGGTATCAATAAGTTTTCTATGTTGACCATCACGAGCGACCTTATCAACTGGGGTATTTATCCTGACCCGACTTTTGATTCCGGTCTACAATATTTCAGCGTCAGCGCAACGGGAACTACGGCATCATCCGCGGTATTTATGTATTGGTATGACCGCTACGTCGGCATATAAGGAGCGCGCACTATGGCAGAGCAATCCATTGGAATGGCAACAGGTAACGGCATAGGATATGGAGACGGCAACTTTTCCAGCGGATATCCTTCGTCACGGATGACCGCAATGGAAACAAAGACACTGAGCGATGGCGTATTGCAGGTCGGCTCTTTGTTGGCAATGACCGGCACTGGTTCCGGTACGTTGGCCATCGCGTCAGGTGCTGCGGTTGTCGGCGGTTATTTCTACGAAAACACGACATCGTCATCGATTGTCATCTCATCGCTGGCCAATGCGACCTACAACGTGGCTATCTTAGTAAACGCCACAGCGGGATCGTTGAGCGTTTCGCGCAGTGTAGCCGGTACGACCGTTGGCACGTACTCCGTGCGCTTAGTTGTGGCAACCGCTGGGCAATTGAGCGGTCAAACCTATTTGCAACTTGGCACGGTAACCGTAACCGGCGCAGTAATCAGCGCAATAACTCCAGACTACACGATGTACGGAACCACGACGCAGTTACCGTTTCAATCCTACGCGTATATGACCGGTGGTACTGCAACACTCACCAACGTCAACACGCAGTACGATATAGCCGGATTTACTGCGTCATCGGTCACCAGTGACGCAATCTTCAGCGTCAACACGACGACCGGCGAAATCACGACACGACGCACTGGATTATACATCGTGTCATACTACGGGCAATACGGAACCGGAACAACGGGACAACGCAATGCGCGTCTCAATGTCAACGGCGCACAAACGCAAAGTTCGACAATTACTCCGGTAGCATCCGCTGCGTATCTGAGTGCTACATGGTTACAGCCATTGACCGCAGCAGACGTCATCAAGATATCAACAAATACCATTACAACGGCTGGCCAGTCAGTAAGTTCTGCATATTTGACCATTGTTCGAGCATAGCCATGGCACCATTAGTAACTTTCACGCTGTATGAAGACGATGGCACCCCGGTGGGTATCATTAACCCGCTGAGCTACTCCGTAGCCCATCAAGTAAACTCACCAAGCGTTCTCGTGTTGACCCTCGACCTGCGCACCGCTTTAGCTGCGCAGGTCGACATCGAATATATCGTGCGCATGGTACGCAGTGACCCCGAAGCAGAGATGAATGCGTACGAAGAGTTCGTTGGAGCGGTACGCAAGACACGGCGAAGCTACGGCGTCAATCCGATGATGGAAATCGTTTGCGTTGATGCGATGCGCATCTTGCAAGACCGCATCGTCGCGTGGTACCCCAATCTTCGCGGCGTCTCGTGCTTTATGCCGTCGTTCTATCCAACGGCATCCATCATTCTAACCAACCTGTGGAACTACAATGTCGGGAGCGCAGCCAACGGCGCACCGCCATTCTTGACCGCTGACCTCTCCCGTCGTTACGCGTCGAATCTTTCCCGATGGACCGACGGACGGCTCACCGGCGCAGTCACCGCGACGGATTCGAGCCTTGGCACCGGCTTTGCGCTGGCCTGCTCGGGTGAAAACGTACTCATCACGATGCAAAAGGTTGCGGACATCGCATCCATCGACTTCGAGGTGCGCTTCGATATTTCCGCGATGTCCTACACGCTGTTCTATGCGGCCACGCTTGGCGCTGACCGCACAGCAACGGTGCGCATGACCCAAGCGAACAACACCATCGGCGTCTTTGAGTACACGACGGACGCAACGCAAACGCCGACGTGGGTGATCGCCACAGGCAAGGGCAAAGACAAAGGCATGTTACGCGGAACGTGGCCAGCGACTGCGCCGACAGGTACCGCACTGCGCGAAGTGCTCATCAAGGGCGGAGATTCTGAGACGGTCGCGCATTTGACCAACTTAGCCAAGCGACGATGGCGCCAAGAACAACGCAAGACAAAAGCGTACAATATCGAAGTACTGCAAAGCGCAATGTGGCAGTATGGACGTGACTATTACCTTGGCGACTTGGTGACCGTGTCGCCTGACTCGGTGAACTCATTCACGCGAAAGATATTCGGCGTGACGCTCGCGGGCGATTCGTCGGGCGTACAGGAGGTGCAAATTGACCTCGCCAACCCCTAATAAACAACCAAACAAGGACGCCATGGTCAACGGGCGATTGGTCCAGCTCGAGCGTGGCGACAATGCGATATACATCAGCCTGACCCGCACGTCGACACTCAGTATTACCACGGCCGGAACCATTGTGACATGGCAAAGCCTCATCGATGCGGGATGCGCAGCGTCTTGGAGCGGTTCGACCATCACCGTACCCGTCTCGGGCTACTACTCATTGACCATCAAAGGAACGCTGGGCGTCAAAGACAGCATCACCGGCGACGTCTTAGTGAATGGCGTCGAAGTCTGCACGATGGGCACCGGTGATTCTAAGGATACCAAGTTCCGGCTGACCGCAACACGATTCTATAAAGCGGACGATGTCGTGCAAGTTCGCTTAACCACGGCCACGGGTACGATGACGCTTCAGGTCAATACCGAAGACTCCGCAAGCGAATCGCCGATACTGCATATGGTGCTGATATGATTTATCGAATCTACGATCCACAGACCATCACCTTTGCATACTTCGATGAGTACGGCGAAGCGTATGCGGTGCTCCCCGATGGCGCCGACGTCGAAGAGCGACCGCTGACCGAAGCGCAGGCACTGAATGCAGTGCGGGCCGTGCGCAATGCGAAGCTGGTGGACTCAGACTACACGCAGTTACCAGACGTCACCATCAGTCCGGAGCGCGTCGAAGAGTGGCGCTTATATCGCCAACAACTGCGCGACATCACCGACGCATTGCAATGGAACGTCACCACGTGGCCAGCGAAGCCGTAGTACAATAGTTGTACCGCGGTGTCCTCTTGGCAGAACTACATCGCGGTGCTACAATATAACTACCTTCGCTGGTGCCTTTCCCAACGAACGGTCATCTGCATCAACGCCACGCAATCACTGCGTGGCGTTGGTGTATAATCTATGTATTCCCGGGTAGTCCGGGTATAGTCAACGTCATTTTTTGTACGAAGCCCTTCGCACCACACATGCGAAGGGCTTCGTGCTTTTGCTTTTTTCACCAGCTGTATCGTTAGCTGCAGGCGCGTTACAGATGGCGACGGTCGTCACCGAGCAAGGCGAACAGGCGAGCAATATACATTTAGTGACCACCAGTTCTTTTGTATTGTAGCACGAATTTGAGTATACCAGTTGACACAAAAGATAATATAATATATTATCAGATAGGATTCAGAGAAGATACAGAAAGGCAACGCAATGTCCGTACTCACCGACCTCCGCAGACCATTGACCGAGAAGCTGTACATCAGCATCCACCGGGCCGACAATGACCGCACGCTGTACACCTACGAATTCTACGTCGCTCTTGACCGTGAGTTTGCGCGGCGCGTCGTTGGCATGCTCGACCATGCCGACATCGAATACGGCGTGCGCACCTATGCGGTCATTCGCAACGACCGCGGGCTTCTGCTTAATCCTCCCGGTGGCTATTGGCATGCAACGACACGCGAAGCGCGACGCTACAGAAAGGCGAACTAATGCGAAATC